TCATGGTTTGACGTGGTTTGGAGAGGGTCGGCGGAATCGCTTCCGTCCGATGGGCAAAGCATACCACCGGCAAACTGCGCAACGTCGCGCGAATGTGGCCACCTAGCAAAGCGACCACCATTGCGGCCCGTTGCCTTGACGCCATAGGGGCTGCGATGGTACGGGCACCCATAAGCGGCCAGATGCGAGCAAATAAAGAACGAAACGCGGGCGCCCGCGCGAAATACAGCAAGACGCGGCAAAAGACAAGCCTCGCAACAATCCGCAACAATCAGGCAATCAGGCCATCGTATAACGCCATCGTGATAATGCAAATAACGCAAGCGCAGAATCACAAACAACGGCATCGTGATAATGCAAACAACGCAAGCGTGATATCAGCAATCAGGCCATCACGACATAACGGCATCGTGATATCGCGATCCCGTGCGCAAGTTTTTGTAACAAAACGAAACATAAGCTCGGTTTATCTGTCATATAAGCCTGGCTTATCACTCACAAGCGGCATCCGCGATACGAATACGAATCATGATCACGCGCCGATACGGATACGTATCATTATCGGGCGGCGATACGGATACGGATCAAGATCAAAAAATCTCCTGGGGGGAGCCTCGCGGGGAAAATCGAGCTGGGGGCAAGATACGCCCCTAGCCGGGTCTTATACGCTTCCAGCCGGATCCACTATACACTACCAGCCGTGCCCATCAAAAGCCGCCTTTATGGCGGCTTCTTCATTGGAAAACGGCCCTCCCACTACGGAATCATCAGCATCATCATAGAAATACCAGCCTTCAATGAGTTCAGTGCCCTTACAGGAGGCTTCATCAAAGAAATCAATGAGAATCATGGCTTAAGGAGGGGAGAACGGGGCGCTTGGGGCGCCCCCTGCTTGATTAGGCAGCCTCAGAAGCCCAGCGCTTGACAGTGTGCATAATGTCGTCACTGGTCTTATTGAAGAGACGGTTAACAGTTTCAATGGTGCGACCCATCATCATTTGGCCATCTTCGTGCTTAGCAATGCAGCCCACGCCTTTGATGAAGAAGCCGCAGCCAGGTTTGCCTTCATTGATGAACTGAGCGATGAGAGAAATGAGCTGCTCTTCATCGTGCTTGATGAGAAGGCCGCCAGCGTTAACAAGGAATTCCATGGTGGGGAAGCAGAGGGCTGTCGGGATCTCGCCCAACAAGAGAACAATACAGCAGAAAGGGGCCTGGAGGCCCCTCGTTAACAAAACGAAACAATCAAGCTAGTTGCCTTTGCAGGAACTCCCAAGTCCATTTGCTCTTGGTGCTGGGCCTGAGCAGCTCATAGGCATCATGGTCAACAATGGAATCGCCAGCACTGTCCACGTGCCCTTCGATTTCGCGTTGCCAGATGCCCTTGCAGGCCCCTGCGGAGTCGTAGATGCCAATGATGTGCTCACCATCATCCATTGCCAGGCGCACGTGGAAAATGAGCTGATGGAGCGAGGCGGCTTGGTAGCTGCCCTTAGTGGCGGAGAAATAGGGGCCGTTGTCTTGATAGGTGCGGATGGTAGTAATCATTGGTGGCAATCAACGATGGTCCAGGAAAGGTAGTCTTCAGAATGGCGTTCAATGCGAAGAAAACCACGTTCTTCTAGCCTTTCCATTGCTCTTAGATAGTCGTTAAATCGACTAACTTGCGAAGGAAATCTTGGCACAAAGCATGGTTTATCACCATGCTTTTCCTTGTGGTTTAAATAGTAGAGAAGAAGATTGCGCTGGTTAATAGAAAGCGCAGATTGCGAGAAGTTCATAATGCAGAATATTCATGACGAATAGCACGCACTGCTTCCACATCCCAGCATTCGGGAAAACGCTCGCAGGCCAGCTTTTTAGCTTCTTCTTCATCGAAAGCATCAAGGCAAATGGTTTGCCAGTTTTTGTAGATGCCGCCGTAACGATGTTCGATGGTAACGGAATAAGTGCGCATGGTTTTGCAAGAAAATGGAATTAGCTCTGAGCGCAGCGCATTGCATCAGCACGCAGAACTCTTTCTACTGCATCTGCGTCAAGATCCACGTGAGAGAAAGGGCTTTCGTAATCACAAAAATAGAAACGAATGCCTTCTGCCAGGAGAAGAGAAAGCATTTGCTCGGGAGTACGAAGCTCGGCGTTGGCGACGAGCTGCAGTGCTTTTGCTTGAGTTTCGTTGAGGATCATGGTTTTAAGAACGAGGGAGGCTCGCGCCTCATGAGAAGACAATAGTCTGAAAGGGGCCGTGGTCGGCCCCTTTGTAACAATGCTTAACAGAAGGCCGTGCGGCCATTGGAATAGGCCCACCACTGCTTGGTGCCTTCGCTCGCCTCCTGCTCCCACGCTGCCCACTTCTCAGGCAGGGGCTCAGAGACAATGCGAGTGCCAGCAGGCACCTTGATGGGGCCTTCAAGCGTGCTGATAGTCCACTGATCCATCACGGGACCATTGATGTACCAGGTTTGGCAAACGTGCAACAGGCCTACCAGCTCAAGCTCGCGAGGATTTACTGCGCCAGCTCTTTGACGGGAGGGGAAGGGCTGGTGCCAGTTGGGCACGGTGACAGTGATCTTGATGCGATCCAGCCCTTCAAACTTAGTCCAGTAGCCAGGACCAGTGAGTTGCTCGACGGAGTGGTTGACGATTGCCATGGTTGGTCTCTTAAGCGAGGAGCGTCGCCGCTCATGAGAGAACTATACAGCACGACGAAGCAGGGCCTTTCAGCCCTGCTCCTGCATGGAAATATTTCGTTACAAAGCTCAGTCCCAGTGGTTGATGCGAAGCTGCTTGCCGCTCCAGATGCGCATGGTGCGTTGAAGCTTGCTGTTCCACAGCCATTCTTCACCATCGCGATCCGTCTTGATGCGGAAGCTCTTGACAGGGGCTTCTACCAGCTCACCGCCTTGATTGTCAGCACGGTTCTGGAAGACCAGCTTGGGCTTGCGAGTGAGTTCGGGCACTGCGTGGCCGCCTTCGGGACCATTGTCCACTTCATGGCTCTGAATTTGCTGCACCCAGGCAGTTTTCTCCGTGCAACGCACCACCACGTAGAAATCGACGATGGTCATGGAATAGCCCCATGAGCTGGAGAGGATGGTACCAGGCTGGAGCTGGGTGCCTTGGAGGGGAGGAGCGATGAGGGTCATGGTTTTTGATTGAGGAGGCGTCTCCGCCTGTGAGAAGAACAATACAGCATGGCAGGGCCTCTATCGAGGCCTGTTACAAAGCTTCATAAAGGCTCTCAATGCGAAACGGGCGGAGCCTGCCCATGCGGAGAGCCTCTTCTTTGACGAATTGCTGGCTATTGGTTTTGGTGTTTTTGATTTTATGCAGCCCGTTTTCATTTACTTTCACCACTGTGTATTCGCCTCTCCATTGTTTGAAGCCTGAATCGTAGAGATCGACGAGGGTGCCAATGGGAAAGGGCATGGTAAAGTAAATGTTCCCAACAATTTCTTTGTGGGCGTTACCCGCTACGGAGCAGGCGGTGAGAGCTAGGCCTCGTGAAGCCTAGCTCAGCTCTAGCTTCAGGGCATTTGGTCACAGATGCCCATCAACACTTCCCCAACGTAGTGTTGTGCCTGGCGGAGCTTATCGAAAGCTTCTGCCCGTTCATCGCGAGCTTTGTAGTAGGCATCAGTGCCTTGCGGGTAGAAGTCGCGAGCGTTGCAAGTGGCAGCCACGAGCGCGTCTACTGCCTTGCCGATGGCGTCGTAGGCAGCGGCGTATTCATCACGCAGCGTGGTCTTGCCAGTGCCATTGAGATGGAGGGTGGGGATGGTTGTCATTTGGAGAGGCGTCGCCGCCGAACACTTAGGAACAATACATGAGAAAGGCCCCGTTTCCGGGGCCTGTTATAAACCGTTACAAACGATCAGAGCACTCTCCAGATTTCGTCTTGCAACGCATCTGCAAGTGTCATCAGCAAGTCCTTCTTGCTTTTATAAGAGGGCTTATCAACGTGGGAAAGAATGAAGCTGCGAGCAGAAGCACGATCATTTGCATCGTAAGATTTCCATTTGTGCTTCGCGTTGTCAGAAACCATTCTGGCAATAGCCTGTTGCGTAGAGGTGAGGGGCATGGTTCAAAGATTGCGAGAGTGAATGTAAATGGAAAGACTTTTAATCTGACCTTCTAGCTTGCCAATGTAATTAAATAGCTCTTCAAGCATCACACCATCTTCTTTCATTAGCTTTTCTGCCACTGGACGACCTTCTGGCAATAAATAGCGAGAAAGCAAAACCCTATCCCTGTTGGACATACGAGGCTTGGCTTTGCGGAACCAATGCATCATGCCCTCTCCATCCACATGGTTGCAGCAATAATGTGCTTGCATTGAATGGCATTAGCGGGAATGCCACGCTCATGCTGGAAATAGGCATCAGCACAAGTGCAAGAATAATGTCCTGCCTTGTTGGTATTCATGCCATGCTGGATGACAATGTGGTGATCGCTATCAGTGTGCGGATCAAACACAAGCCAGGAATGCTCGCCATTCTTCTGCGCGATGCAACCACGAGCGCGTGAACGCCTTTGAGCGCGTTCCCATGCATCGAAATAATATTTGCGCGAAATAAAGCGAGGGCCTTTGTTCGTGCGAATGAGCACCACGTGCTGCAACACGCTGATCACTTCAAGGCCGAGCTGTTCTTGGGCTTTCCGCGTGACGCGGAAGTGGCCTGAAGGCTTGGTGATGGTAGTCATGAGGAGCTGTCGCCAGCGAAGGAAAGGAAAGAAGCAGGCCCCGAAGGGCCCGTCAAACATTCCGAGGGGATCGTAGGGCTATTTGCTCGCGCTGTCAAGCGGCTTCACTGGAAAGCCGTTCGCAATGCGGCAGTAGCGCTCAGGGTGGAACTGCAGGCACTGATCAAGGCCAGCTTTGTTGGGCAGCACGTTAGGGGAAGCAGCAATAGCGAAAGCCCCTAGTCCGAAGACAAGGCTCACCAGGAGGAACGAAGCAGTGTCTTTCATAGCTTGGAGATGCAGATGGAAGCTTCGCCTTGAGAAGGAGAAGCAATGCGAGAGAAGCTGCCGTAAGACAGATCGAGGATGCGCCCATGAGCGTAAGGGCCTCTGTCTGTGATTGTCACCGCCACTGCCTTTCCATTGTTGCGATTCTTTACAAGCACCTTGGTGCCAAATGGAAGCCAGGGGTGGGCAGCAGTGAGGGCGTAGGCATCAAAGCGGGAACCGTTAGCTGCTCGTTGCCCGTGATAGCCGTCGCCAATGCCGTAGTGGGATGCACGGCCACATTGGAGCGATGCTGCTTGTGCGGGAAGGGGACAGAGCAGCAGGAGGGAAAGAAAAAGTCGTTTCATCAAGAAGGAGAGAAGAGCTAGCGAGGGCGCAACCATCTCTGGAGGCGCAATGCCCATTGTGCCATGAAAAACCAGGGAGCTGCCGAGCAGACGTGGCGTGTTATGATTTCGGGGTGGTTGGTCCTAGCGGCTTAATTGCTGCTCCCGTCTTCGGGCGGGCCGTAAGGTTGGACGCCGATGACAATGCGGGCAAGGCCGTATGGTTTTGCCAAGGAGCTAGGCATGGTCTCCTGCGAGGCGCATTGTCTCCCTATGTAACTGAAGGGAAAGCTCGGCATCGGAAGCCATAAAGAGAGGGGGCCGAAAGGCCCCTTTTCTTTTGCTTATACGAAGCTGGCTAGACTCGTCCCATACAGGGTTGGCCGGTTATGAAGCTTTCTGTGGAACAGGAGAAGGAAAGAATTAAACGATGGATGGCAAGCGGAGAAGTTTATGATCCGCGCAATGAAGATGATTTTGATACGTTTGAATATGGCACTGAACCATTGCCCGGTGATATGGTTTGGGCAAAGAAAAAGGCCCCTTAAGGGGCCTTAGTTGGATTCTTGATAAATGGCGTTTATTGGAAATCCTGATAATTTAACAAGGGCTCTCAGTGGGTCTGACTAATCGGGCAGGGATTCAAGAGCAAGGCGGAGGATGTTGTAGTGAGCGGCGTTTAACTGAGAGTCAACGTCGTTGTTGATTTCAAGAATCTCAAGCGCCTGCTCCTTCAAGCTCGGCGGCTTGGGGCGGCGGGCGGCGCGAAGTTTGGTGCCATGCCCCCAGCCGTTACCGCATTCACGGTTTATCCATTCACAGCACGCCTCCAGCTCCTGATCAGCGCCAGCTTGGAACGCCTCATACAGGACGACATCAACGTTTTGTTCTTCGTCAATAATGAGGCTTTCCCACTTTCTGAGTAAATGATCGGGTGGGTAGATGTTGTTAGTCATCAGGAAGAGAAGTGTGTAGAACTAACTGTTAGCCAGATCTTTCAATCCCTTGTCGTTATTGGCATAAAGATCTGTGAGTGCACTTAGAGCATTAGTTTCCTTAAAGCTATCTTTAAAACATTTCCATCCTTCCTCTAGTTGTTTGTCTGCCCATCCCCAGGCACCGTGTTCCATGCCGTTAATGTTGGCGGCATCAATCTCTTGTTTAATGAGATGACGCAGAAGATCAAGTTGTTCCTCAGTCATGATTGGTTTCCAGTTCTTTAATACGTTTGTGCATTCGCCATAGCAAGATCATCAATGATTCTGTATCAAGTTGAGAAGCATGACTGCCTTGCCAGTATGTGAACTGTTGAACAAATTCATAGTAATCATCTGGAAGATCAGATTCATCTGTAACACGAGCCAAAAGAAAAGACATGGAGAGTGTCCATTGGTTAAATAGAAGTGACGAGACGATAACGTTTGAGAATCTCTTCTTGCTCTTTCTCCCGCCAGTATTGAAGCCTGCGCTCAAGTTTGGCAGTAGCAAGCTGTATCACGCTACGCTTGTCATGCTCATAGTCCAATTCAAGATCGTTATCTATCATTACAAATCATCCGGGTGGGCAAGTTCAATGTTCTTCAGGCTCACGCAATAATCAATACCTGCCTGTGCTTCCACTTTGTCCCTAATTTCTTCTACAAAGGCAAAGATTTCTTCAGCAGTAATCCGCCTGCCAAAATCAATACCAAGCTCAATGTAGCCATAGTCGCGAATAGCCTCTTGGTTTTTAATGGTGAAGCCCATGATTAAACATTTCCTCCTTTGATGGCACGCGCATAAGAAAGTAGATATTCCTCAAAATCTGCGCCAGTTGGAGCTTCCTTGCAAAGTTCTTCATGGTTTTCTTTAAGCATGTCAAGACTTACGACAAATGCACAACGAATGCGATCAAGCGCCAGTTGTTGCAAAAGATTAGGCTCGTCGTCAATAGCTCTTTCAATCGTGCAAATATATTCTTGCAGATCTGCCATGGAAAAACTGCGGGTCACTACCGGCTGTCCGAAAGACATGGCCAGTTCGCCGTCTTTAAAAGCAGAAACGGACTCTCCTGGTAGGAGATGGTTAAACGTGATTGCCACGATGGTAAAACGGAGGGCTAGCGACGTTCGCCGTCGCATGAGCAAAGTATGCCAGCAAAAAGGCCCCCATCAAGGGGGCCGTTCACAAATCGTTACAAAGGCCTGATTGGCTGTCGCAATGCCTGCGTGGCGACACTAAGGTTCTTCTGGCATGGCAATGGCCGCTCCCTCCATTTGGTGGCAATGGCATGACAGGCGCCCATCGGCTCCAGCTCAGCGTGCCTGAAGGCACGGTCCAAGAGGATTTGATAGGCCTGGCGCTTTGGTTTGCTCAGGGGCTCTTCTGGTTCCTCGATGTTGGTGCGGGCAAAGTCGGCCAGTTCCGTAATGTCATCCAGCTCGTTGGTGGCAATGACGAAATGCCTGCCCCTGGATTGAACCTTCTGCCATGCTGGATGAATGGGAGGCTCTTCCATCGCTAATGCCCTCACGTCTTCTTGAAGCTGAGGCGGGATGCATATATGCACCATGCGAGGCAGGGGATGCTCTTCAACAAATGAGAGCTGGATGTCCATGGTTAGACGAAACGAAATTGTCCGAAATGATAGGAACGAGAACCAAAGACTAGGCAGCTTTGACCAAAGCCGTCGTACATGCTGCCAAGAAGAAAACTATTCCTCCATTGAAAACAAAACTTTCCCATGCGTAGATGGCCAGTCTTATCAGAGCAATGGAAAGAGAAAGTCATAGTTTGGGATCTTCAGGAAGGGGCGGGATTTCCTCGATGAGAGCAATCTTGATGTCGGGACGCATGGCAAGCATGAAATGCTCTGCTTGCTTTGCGGAGATCGCCCCTAAAGCGATCTTCTTTCCTTCCGATGTGGTGATGAGATAGGTGCGGCATGTGGAGGCCATTACCACTGTTCCTCTTCAAGCTCTTCAAGAATGTGCTGACTAAGCGTTTGCTCAAGCATGGTGCGCCATCCCTTGTCGCCTCCAATGCTATTAATTTCTGAGAGGAGATGGAGAGAGTCTGCCACGCGAGTGGCGTCCATCAGACAGGAGCAGGCCATGCTGGGCTCTTCTCCAATCAGCTCTTCAAACATGCCAATGTGCAGCTCAAACCATTTGCCCAGGCAGAACAGCGCCACCTGCCGATAGGTTTCATCGCCATAGCTTTGCAGCATGTCCTCTATGGTGCTGGCCAACTCTGGTGGAATGCCAACTAGCCCCTGGTCTTGAAGGCCAGGCGAGATGGAAGCGCTAATCGCTTGACGCTTGCCGTCTTTCGCTGCAGTGGCCTGCCGCAGGAAATCGTCAACGGAGGAGAAATCTTCCAAAGGGAGAAAAATCAATGGCTATAGCTTGGCGCCGTTAGGCGCCATTGTCAATAGTCATCATGATTAATTGTTTGTAAAGGCATGGCTTCAGGCAATGGCTCTTCTTCTGGTTCAGCGTCAAAGCTAATGGTCTCAGCAGACGCAAGCAGAGAATTGTCCCTGCGCTCGTCCGTAGCCTTAGCTTCCTTCTCCTTTTCAATGGTGGAGGAAAGGTCTTTAAGGAACTTCCTGTAGGAGGTGTCCTGGCTCTCCACTTGCTTGATTTCGTTCAGGCCCAGCAGCTTTGCCTGTTCCACCAGGGAGTTTTTGGCCACGTTAAGGAACGATGGATCACCAGCCGTTTCTTCCATCTTCACCATTTCCTTCCCACCATCGTCACCACCGTCCATGATGGTGATGGTTTTCCTGCGTTTGCTTTTCTCAAAGCTATCTAACGCAAGCTCTTTTAAGTCCATTTGCTCTTTTAGGAGACGCGCTCTGTGCGTATCCTGATTCTTGAGAATTTCCTGCGTATATAAAGCACGGTTGAAATGGCGATCACCATTAACTGTTTCCTTGCTCAGCTTTAGAACATTCGCAATCTGACGATTGCTCATTGATGCAGCAAGAAGCTCTTGCACCATCCATCGCCTAACGCCAAGCATTTCTTTGGCATAGACCACGCCATTGCCATTGTTGTAATTCCTCACTGCTTCGTATTGACTTTCTGGAACGCCTGCTTTAATTAATGCTTTTCGCGCATAAGCCTCTTCTTCTTCAGGAGTGCTGAATTCAATGTCTGGACGAGGCATTCTCTAGTGACTAGCTTCTCTCATGGTATCTCCTTTTCCATGGAGAGTACGAACAAACAGCTCAGTGAAACGCTCCATACGCGAGGCCACGACAGTGGCCGGAGCATCATCAATGGCTTGCTTCAACATGCAAAGCTCTTCCCATTCAACGTCCGACAATGGTGAGGGCGTGTAGTTCATAACGCAATAATCCAATGGCGTGAAATGTGCCTAGCAAAAGAGCGGCGCCTAATGCGCCGCTCCCTACTGCCACTCTGATCTCATGACGACGAATGGCATCGTCAATAAGATGCCGAATCTTAGCATCGTCTGAGTCAGTCATGACTTAATGATACTGCCAGAATGCTTTCTCCAGGAGATCATCAAATTCATTAAGTTTTTTCGGGCAGTATTTTGTAATAAATTCTTCCATTTCTTTATGGAAGCTATCCACAATTTCTGCATAGGCAGCATCTAGCCCACGTGCATCCATCTCGTGCTCAGCTTCACGTTCGTAAGCGAGAGCCATGCAATCCTTTGGGTTGGTGCAAAATTCACGCATCTGCCTGCTCCACGATGGTAAAGCCACCATCAATCAATTGCTGAATTTCGTGCAGGCTTCCTCGCCAATGGCGTTCTCCATTTGCATCACGGGCTCCATACATCGTACGGGCCGCTGGTTGCGGCCCTTTCTGCGGGCGAGAAAAACCGTGATGAACAATGGGAAGAATTTCTGTTCCATTGTGCTCCAGCAGAGGAAGCTTTTCTACTGGACTAGGCGGATTAAGCATTGCTAGGAGAATTTCCTTTGCAATCTTAGAAGCGTTCTTTTTAGTTGAAGGCTTCTTTGCCTTCTGGCTAGAGCGTTCCGCCCTTTGGGGCTCCACTCTGGCTTGAGCGGCATTGCGGAGGTTTTAGGCTTCGTCTGGCCTGTTCTTTTTAGGGAATCTTGGCCTGATGATCGAGGCGCTCCGCCCTTTGGGGGCTCCGCTAGCCCTTGCTGGCCAGGCAGCGTAGGCTTGGAAAGCCGAGCACTGGATTTTGGGATGCGCTCGGGACTTTCCGTGACCACTTTACGCACCCTCGCCAAATTTTTACAAGCAGACCAATGCCAGAACTGGCACAGGCAAAAGAAAAGGGGCCATTAGGCCCCTTTCTTGAAAAAGCTTTATGATTGAAAAAGCTGCTCGCTACGGTAAGCAGCGGGGAGGCTAGCAATAGAGCCTCCCTCCTATTGCGAGAGAGTCAGAACCAGTCGTCCTCGTCTTCCCTTTCGGGAAGATTTTCACTTGTCACCATGGAAACAGGCTCTTCTTGTGGAGCTTGTTCCCGCTCGGGAACGGGCTGGAAATCAAACTCGGGCTCTTCGTAGGCCCAACTTTGATACATCCTGGTGCGTTCACCATTGGGACCAACGATGAAGCTTGTGTCAATCAATCCTTGACGACGAGCCACTTCCAGCAGGCGGCCAACAATGGCACGATCCCACGAGCCAGAAGCTGCGGCAGCAGCGTTCCTGTCGAAACGCTCATGCTTGCGAGAATTGATCATATTGACAAGGTTGTCAAGCGCTTCATTGCCACCAACTGCAGGGCCCTTGTAATACCAGCCATAAGTGGAGGGATCGCGCTGCATAAAATGCTTGCCAGCTAAACCACTCCTGCTCTTCGTCCACTCAAACATGAACTGAGTGGAATCAGGATTGTTGTCAGTGCGATAAAGTTTCACCACTTCACTAACGTTGGCTTCAAAGCTGGAGCTGTCGCGAATGCCGCCACTTTTGTTTAAGTGGTGGAGGATGACAATGGAGCAACCATATTGATTGGCAATGTCACGCAGCTCATAGATGCAATTACCAGCATCAGAGCGAATGAGATCCACGTCCATGCCAGCCAGGCAGGAGGTGAGACTGTCGATCATGATGAGCTGCGGATGGTTACGCTGCACGTAGGAAAGAAGCTGTGGGATGTTACTGAAACGCCAGCGATCAATGAAATCAATGGTGCCACTGGCTAGGGCATCATCGTCGTAGCCAATAATCTGAAGCTTCTCTGCAGCATCAACGACAGGCTCGTCGCATTGAATGACGAGCACTTTCCCTTGCTTGCAGCGACGGTTGCTCCAGTCTTTGCCAGTGGCAACGTGCAGTGCCCAATTGTAAAGAATTGTGCTCTTGCCGCTGCCAGGCGCTGCTGCAAGCAGCATTACGCTGCTCTCTGGCAGGATACCAGCAATGGTCCACTTGCGAGAATCTTCGGACTGTGCTATGGCTTTTGCATCGAGGATTTCCATTTCCTCGCGACCATGCACACGACCACGTGCTTCGACGAGCAGTTTTTCAGTTTCTTGCGCACTTAGTTTGATGCCATGGCTTTCCATCCATTGGCGAGCTTCAAAAGCAATGCGAGCATCGTTGCCATAAAGGCCAACCATGCGTTCAAACGTGGAAATAATTTCTTCAAACGACGGAAGACCATCTTTCCCTTCATGCCTATCTTTTGAAACAATGGAAGCAAGAATGATTTCATAATCTGCACCATCATCTAACCAATCAGCAAGGTCATAGCCTCCTTTTTGTGGCAGACTTTCCCATTCAAAATTATTCGGCTCGGCGTAGAGCCATTGCGCTCCAGGGTTGTCTGAAGCCACTTCCTTCATCAGGGCGATGCCAGGCTCATCGCGATCTGGGCAGAGAACTACTTTCTTGCCACGAAAGAGTTGCGAATAGTCGCCATTGGCACGGTATTGACCGCTGCCACCAAGGAACGTGATGGAGGGGATGCCGATTTCCCAGAGCCTGTCGCAGGTGAGTTCGCCTTCAACGATGAAGATGGGAAGGCCAGTGGTTTCTGATGCTTCAATGGCATCGTAATATCGATATGGAAGAATGTTCTTGCGCAGTTGATCGATGGCAGCTTTGCGTTTGCCGCTATCTTTAGGAACAGTTGGATAGTCCTGGCGAATATTTTTCTTGCCAGAAGAATCGTCCCGAATTACATTGATAACTTGTTCTTTGTCGCGGTTTTGATAGACAAAAACGTAAGAGCCAGCATCGCGTAGCGGGCGCTCCCAACGATCTAGGGGAGCGAGGATATTGCGGATTTCAGCGCGATGTTTCGGAGTGTCGTCATTGAAACAGTTATATGCGCCGTTTTTCTCGTTTACTGATAGATCGTTTCCGCCGCAGGCAGGGCAGATGTACTTACCAGGATGGTCGCTCGGCTCCAGCTTGGCGAGGTGATCGAGGATGGAAAAAGCCATGGGGGCAGCGGAGATCGCCTGGTTCTAGCAGTAAAACCGGGCTATGGCGACCCCTTAGTAGGCCTTAAGGGTTTCTTCGCTATTTGGGGTTGCCATCATGGCCAGTATGGCTATGCTGTCCATGTTCCCCGCCGCTCAAACCAATGGAGCTTTGGCTGGCTGCCATTATCGGCTTCAGCATCGGCTACCTCATCGGGCCTCTCTTTTATGACCATTGATCACGGCGAACCAAAGAAGAGTCGCCACTTCACCCTCACGGACACTGCCTACAGCCATCTGAAGGACATTGCCCATGAGGCGCGGCAAAGCTTAAGCGAAACCGTGGAACGCCTTGTCCGCTCTACGCCCATCTGGGAAGGTAGCGCCACTCTTTCAGATGGTGCGTTTTCCATGATTGAAGACTATTCCGCTTCCGACATCACCATTGAGGATTATGAAGGTTTCACAGCTTAAGCTTGCCTGCGAAGAATTTCTTCTTGAATTTCCCGACACTGAAGTGAAGATTCTCTGGGAAGAAGGCGTAATTTCAGAAAAATACGACCCTGAATACCTAGAAGATCCCACTGATGTGAGGGTGATAAATGACTGGCCGCTTCCTGGCGACAGCTTGATCACCAAGAGCGAAAATCCCTCCAAGATGTTTGTCATTATGTATGGCGAATACAATCCTTCGGGATTTGGCTACAAAGCAGTGGCGCATTTGGGATGATGGATTTTCCAAATCTCACCACTTCTGAGCTTTATGCTCGCATGAAGCAAATGGACCATGACGTGGTTCATTGTCTTGATTGCTTCCTTTCTGATACTGGCGTAGCCGTGCTTGGCCTAAATCTTTCGTTTGATGAAGAAAACGAAGAGTATCTTCTTGATTGGCACTTTGCCTTCCCTGAAGAATGAACCACACCATCCTCACCTACTCCCCGTCCGACTTTTCCAGCATGGAAGACTCCGCAAAACAAGCATTAATGGACCGTTACAACGGCGTTTTTGCGCCCTTGGAAATCAGTGCCGAAGCATTTAAAGCTGCTTATGACACTCCCGATATTGGCCCTCACATTGAAAAGGACTACAAGGGTCTTTCCTATCTGTCCTGGCCGTTTGCCTTCCGCTATCTGAAGGAGCATTTTCCGACGCTGTTCGTAGCGTTTGAAGAGAAGACCATTGGCTGGCCCGTGTTTGGTGAGCCTGGCGCTTTCATCCTTCGCCCCTATCTCACTGACGGCATCAAGCGCACTCCTGCGCTGGTCTTCCCAGTGATGGATAGGAAGCACAATTCCATTCAACAGCTCGATGGTCGTGCAATTAGCGACAACATCCAACGTGCGAGCGTCAAGGCCATCGCTACGTTCACGGGCCTTGGCCTTCGGCTCTATGCCGGAGAGGACATCCCCAAGGAAGAGGCGCCGAAGATCGCGCTGCAGCAAGACGCCCCAAAGCCTGCTCGTGCGGTCAAGAAGGCTGCGACGGCCACTACTGGTGGCACTTCTGATGCTGGAGCAGAGGGGCCTGCTACCACCGCCGATACAGGGACCATTGAGCCTTTCGACGCAAAAACTGCTCTTACAGCAGTGTGCAAAGCCAATCCCTTGAACTATGCCGACGAGAAAGCTTCTCTCGCTGCAGGTAAAGCTGCTCTTGAAAGTATTGGACTTGCTCGCGCCACGGAAGTTAAAACCTGGCAAGCCTTCGGAAACGTCGTCGCAGCCATGATGACCCTCTGGGCCAAGCAAGAGCAGATTGTCATCAGCAAGGCTGAAATGACCGAGGAAATCAATGCCGTTCGTAGCCTGCAGGATACAGAAGCAATGATTGAAGGCATGAAAGCTTTCGTCGCAAAAAAGCAATAGATCTAGCAGCGGCCCGCTTAGCGCGGGCCTTTGCTGGCGCTGTTTGCATTGATGATGACTTCCTTCCCATTGTTGAGCTTCCTCCCGAGCTATTTGGCCAATGATCCTCTTGGCTTGTTTCTTCTCGTTACTTTCACATGCTTGATCCTTGCTCTGTCAATTCTCGCCATCCTTTCATTGATAGTCCCATGAGCCGCTTCACTTTCCTGAATGAAGACGGAGAAACAAAAATCTCCCATTCTTTTCACAACATCTACGGTCCCGAAATTATGCACAATTTCAAGGACTTCCTGCTTGGCTGTGGCTTTCTTGAGAGCACGGTGATTGAGGCCATGCACGGAGTGATTGAAGAATACGAAAGCCTCCATCCTCGAAAGCGCGATGCGAAACCAGCGGTCTTTGATTGATGCTTGTCATGAAGCGTTCTGGAGCTTTCCTGAGGATACGCTTGGCAGCGACCGTCGCATCGCTGCGGTGCTTAAGGCTATTGCTGGCGCTCCTATTGCTGATCGAATTTTTCTTGCTCAAACTGCACACCGTATTCTCATGGCCGATATTGGCAAGTGCTCGGGCGATGGATGCCCTGTCAAGGAAGATTGCTGGCGTTATTTGGCGCCTGCTTCCGATTGGCAGAGCTATTTCGCTCCGCCTCCATTCACGGAGGAAGGCTGCGACTACTTCTGGGACGTGAACGAGAAATGATTAGCTTCTTCATTACTTCTCTTGTTATGGCGCAAGCCGTGCCCGTCCCACGTGTGGGTTCTTCATGCCCTCTTGGCTTTTATGTTTCCTCTGGTTACTGCGTGCCATCTGCTGGTAACAAAAACCAGTGGGCCATTCAGAAAGAAGGGCCGTCTTGCCCCTTTGGCTCTTATCCCTCTGGAAGCTATTGCGTCAAGTCTTATGGACGGTAATGGCTTGTTACGATCTGTGTCTTGCAGCCCTTCAAATGCCAGCGTTTCCTCGCTACGAACCCAACCGCCTCCAGATCAACAAGAAACGCTATTACGTCTTGCAAGATTTTCCCAATGTCCCAGGAGGGTATGTTTTGCCCTCTGTGACAACTATTGCGAGCGCGTGTTCTCCGCCTGGCAAGATTGCAGCGCTCATGAACTGGCGCAAGAAGGTGGGCGATGAAGAAGCTAATCGTCGCACTCGTAATGCTGTGGATCGAGGCAATTGGCTTCACGGTGTTCTAGAAGATTTTTGGAACGGTGAAGACATCCAAGAGCATTTGGACTCTCACGAAAACTACGTGCCTTATTTTGAAAGCATCGTTGGCTTTCTTGACCGCGTAGATAGTCCTTTGCTCGTTGAAAGTGCCATTGCTTGGTACGATCACGCGCAAGAAATTGGCTACTCAGGCACGTTTGATATGCTCGCCAAGATGAACAGCGGTGCCTATGCGCTGCTCGATTGGAAGACGAGCTACAAGGCCAAGCCTGATACACAGCTAGCCGACTACCGCATGCAGCTCGGAGCCTACGTACAGGCTATTGAGCAGATGTATGGCGTGGAAGTAAACGAGGCGCATTGTGCCATCGCCATTTACGATCCAGACACTGGAGAAGGACAGGAAGCGCAAATTGTGAGCCTCTCAGCCGCCGAGCTTGCCATGCAGGCAGGCATCATGGTGCAGAAGGTGCAGCAGTTCTTCTTTGAACACTACCCAGGCGGACGCCCCTTAATGATTTCTATGGACCGTGGGGCTTGACTCTTGGATCTGCCTGGCTAAGCTTTGTACGCCCTTACGGGGCCGACCACTCTCCTTCTGAGGACTACTAAATGCCCGCTGGCAACTCTCCCGCTTTCTCTGGCACTGTCGATCTTACCCCCGACATTCTCAACGCCATGAAGAAAGCTGGCACCAACCCCCAAGGAAACTACTCCCTGCGTTTTGCGCTTTGGGACAATGACAAGCGCGACAAGGACACTGCTCCTCATTTCAAGGGGCAAGTGACTGTCAACAAGCTTGACAACTCTCCTAAAGCCTATGCCTCGATGTGGGACAATGGCAACAAGAACAAGCAAGGCTTCTCTGACGATCCGTTTTGATCGCTTCTTAAAGCTTTTCTTTTCTTGAAAACGGGGCTCTTAAGAGCCCCTTTCTTTTTCCAAAGCCATGCTTCTTAATGACAAGGAAATCAGCATTCTTGCTGAAAATGATATTCTTTTTCCTTTTGTCGGGGAGAAAACCAGAGAACTTGACAATGGCACTAAAGCGCTCTCATACGGACTGAGCCATGCCGGATATGACCTTCGCCTTTCCCCGCAGGGCTTTATGGTCATCAACAACAACAATCCCGTAGAGGCCCTGGATGTAAAGGCCTTTAATAAGGAGCTGATGTATGAAGCTTCTCCCATTGAGGAGAATGGCTCTACGTTCTTTGTGCTGCCTCCGTTCTCCTACGCTCTTGGCGTAAGTGTGGAACTCATCACAATGCCGTCTAACATTATGGGCATATGCGATGGCAAGTCTACTTATGCACGGCAGGGCACCATCATTAACGTTACGCCAATTGAGCCTGGCTGGTCTGGCCACCTCACTATTTGTATTGTCAATCCCTTGGCTTTTCCAGTGCGTATCTATGCAAATGAGGGGATAGTACAAGTGATGTTTGCTCGTCTCTCAGAAGCCGTTAACCAAGGCTATGGTGACGGTAAATATCAAAATCAAGGCGCTAACGTAGCATTTGCTGCCGTCTGATTAGTGAGCGCTCTTGAAGACCAGTTCCTTGGACTGTGGCAAGCACATTTTCCCGATCTTCCATTGATCAGGGAATACAGCGACGTTTCCACTTGGGAGATGGATTTTCAAGAGCGCTACGCCAAGAGCAAGCGTTCCAAGCGCTATCGCGCAGATTTTGCGCATCTTCCTTCGCAAACGCTCATTGAAATTCAAGGGGGCACCTTCAATCGCGGAAGGCATGTAACTGGCTCAGGCTATGAGCGTGATGCCAGGAAGTTTAATCTTGCAATGATTGGTGGCTGGAAAGTGTTTCTTCTTACCACCCAAACGGCCAAGGAAACTTCTTGGCTTGAGCGGATTGCTGCTTCATTGCGAAGTGCGTGACGGCTTCAGCAGCTTCGCCAAGTAGCTCGTCTGCAGCTTCTAGATCATGCTGTTGCACTTGCATGGCTTGACGCAGCTCAAGGTTTTCCTTGACAAGCGCAGTCACTGCTTCTTGCATATTGCTCCATCCTTCCATCATTGTGCAAGCCACTTCCCGTAGCTTGTCAATGTCATTGCAATCAGCTAAAGCCTTTTTATTTGCAACCAGGGCAAAGTCCCTTTCCATGCTTCGCTCAAAAGGCCCCATGGCAGCAATGCAGTCCCGTCCGTTGTAGTTTAATCCTACTGGAATGGAAAACATCCTGGACATTGCTTCTCCGTCATTTCGTCTAGCCTAACCATGCGGCAGTTTGGCAAACGGTTTGTTTATACGGTGGACGATGGGAAGAATGCCGTAAAATGCGGGACGGGCTACCGTCCTTACAAACTCCCTCGCACGCCTCGCAACCATGAATGGCTTCCAGGACAGGATGTGGTGTACGTACAACGTACGGCAGCAGGATGGATGCCGTCCTCCATTGTTGGCACCATTGAAGGCTTTGATGAAAGCGGAAGATCTCGTAAAGCACAAGTACGGTGGCATTCAGCTACGGACATTGCTCCTACAATCAGTCTGCAACGACTACGGCCACTTTCGCTGATCACCAGTGCTTACCAAAACAACTGACGACTTGCTTAAAGACTTTTCAAAAATTGCGGGGGAAGTCCTTGCCATTTTTGGCGTTATGTGCGTGCGGGCCTGGCTTCTAAGTATCTGCGCTGGCTTGTTGTTTCCTGGCCTTTTGCTCGGATTTTGGCAGTGGTTTCTAGTGGCCTTAACCGTTCGTCTTCTTGTTGTTTCCACCAAAAGCTGAATGATGGCCAAAATTGATCCGCTGATGGATGGCATCAGCATGGTGCGTCTCATCGACTGGATGGGAAGCTCCCTCGATATCGTCTGCGATGCTCGCCAAAGCTTTGATCAGAGCAGCAGCGAATGGTCCGAGAAGGACCAGAAGCTTCTGAACTATCTCGTAAAGCACCAGCACACCAGTCCATTTCGTGGTGTGGTGACAAAATGGCAAGTGAAAGCTCCGCTGTATGTTTGTCGGCAATGGTGGAAGCATGTGATTGGTGGCACATTCGCCAATGACACACTGGGCTGGAACGAAAAAAGCTTTCGTTATTGCGAGGCCGATGATGACACGTGCTACATGCCGCGTGAGTTTCGCCAGCAAAGCGCCAGCAACAAGCAGGCCTCTAGTGGCCCTCTAGAAGCGCC